GAAATCATGCAGGAGGCCAGCGATTTGATGAACAAGATGAAAAAAATGCCGGGTGTGAACAACGTCGCCGACATGCTGAAAAAAATGGGAATGGACGGTGGCATGGGCGGCATGGGCGGCATGGGCGGCATGGCAGACATCGCAAAAATGGCAGCGAGCATGGGTCTCGGTGGAAAAAACGCCAAGTTCAACATGGGCGCCATGCAGAGTCATTTGAATCAAAACATAAAGACCGCCAAGATGAAAGAGAGAATGCAGCAGAAATTGGAGCAGCGCAAGGCTGAAGCCCAACAAGCCGCCGCGGCTGCATTGAAGGCGCAACAATCTCAAGCACCGCTCGTGTTTAGCACTGGCGAAAAGGTGGAACGCACGCCCCGATTCCCGGCACCATCGGCCTCGCCCGAAGAAGCAGATGGCGGCAGCGTGAAAAAAAAGAAAAATAAGAACAAGAAATGAAGAATGATTAAATAAAGAATCTATCAGTAAATATAAATAATAGTTTCATTTATATATACGCATAAGCATTACATAAAATAGAAACACATTCAAATGACTGCATTTTGGTTGAATGAACCCACCGTGTTGTTTAATAATGCAGGCATCACGGAGATTGTTCCCATGTCCGGCATGAATCGTGAATCTAGGCTGAATGCCATTAGTCGAATGTTCATATTGCTGACAATTTTAGGCTATTTGCTGACACTGTCATATAAAATAATTCTACTCGGTGCAATTTCTTTAGCCATGATTGCATTGTTGTACGTTAGTGCAGCGACCACGCCGTCAGACAAGAACAAATCCAAAGAGGGGTTTTCGAAATATGCAAACTACAACACCGGGCGACGACGCGTCATGAAGGTTGCCGCGGCTTCGTCCCCGTCGGGGCTCACATTTCAAGCCCCCACACCGCAAGACCCGCTCATGAATGTGCTGCTGACCGACATTGCGGACCGGCCCAACCGTCCGGCGGCGGAGCCCGCTTTCAACCCGAAAGTGGAGCGCGCAATCAACGACTCCGCACAGCAATTTGTGGTGGAAGATTTAGGGGGCAATCCCAACTTGGAAGACCGTCTGTTCCGTGATTTAGGCGACAACTACGAATTCAGCAATTCCATGCGCAACTATTTTGCAACTCCGAACACCAAAATCCCCAACGACCAGCACGCATTCGCGGAATACTGCTACGGCGCCATGATTTCGTGCAAGGAGGGCAACATGATGGCATGCGCCCGAGCCAATCCGGTGCTTGGTTCCATCACCGGCGCGCAATAATGCAAATAATGCACAATCTATAATTAATAAAATATATTTATTAAATATATCACAAATATATCACAAATATATCACAATCACACCACAATGGTTGACAATCAGGTCATGTCGGCGTATGTCAAAGACTACGCTTTTGATAATCTCTCGCGCATTGGCGAGGACGGTTGCAGTTTAGGACAACGCGGCATCCAAAACGTGGAAGCGTCCAACTACATGCTGCAGAACTTCTTTTCGGATGACTGCACCATGAAGCGCCCCATCGAGTTTGCCACAAGTCAGCCCAACATCAACTTCACCGGCGGGCACCAAGTCGGCGCCGGAGGGTGCAACATCGACACCAATTCGCAGCTCCTCATCGGTGGCAGCGCGCTCACTCATCCCCGTTGCCGAATCAGCCTGTTTCAGCGTCCCTTTGCAACCGTGCCGTTCCTGGGCCGCGGGCAGTCCAACCCGTATTTGGAGTCCCAGCTGCAGCAGGGCGATTACATGACCAACAAGCGCAGCATCAACCTTCTGTCCGAGCAGACCATGTCCACCAACTATCCCCTCATTCCGTCCATTGCATCCACCATCACGAATCCCGCCAACTTGGTGGAAGGCGTGGCATCCGATGGCTGGGTGCGCGGCGGTGCAACCACTCGCGACATGTTCTATGGCGACGGACAATGCAAATACTAAACGTTATGACAAAATTTCACGTTCGCGTTCATGCTAAATAAAAATACAAATGCAAAATTATTTTTATTTTTATTATCATTATTATCATTTTTACATCTAACCACTTCTTGCTGCATCTATGGCCTTTTTAAATTGATTGGCGTCTACTATTTTTGCAATGGCGTAACGTTTTTCTGACATATCTCTTTCGTGCGACAGAAATGCATGCTCATCAGTTCCATAAATCCCGGGCACTATCTCTAATGGAGGCATCGGCTCTTCCAAAAAAAGGAGCACTTTATCTTTTTGTTCTATCACAGGGCCTTCGATGAAGGTTCCGTCCGGCCTTATGAAACGGCCATATCCATCTGCCCGGTCATCTTTGAAGTCACCCACATACACACCTTCATCTTTTGATGTTTCAATGCCGTGGCCATGTTTTTTGCCCAGTCTAAACTGACCCTCGTACGTAGATATAACGTGACCATCCGCATACGTGTTCTTTCCATGTCCATCCATAAATGGACGGTCATGTGAATCAACAAATAACTCGCCCTCATAAAATGAACCATCCGGGCGCTTCAATGTCCCTACTAAACGGTCGTCTCTGTCTCCCACATAACGACCCGTGAACACGACACCATTTCGGTATGTCTTTGTTATGCCCATGTCCTTTTTTGCGACGACGCTGGATTTTCCAGCTTTTCCAGAGCCGCCCGTTCTTCTATGGGAACGAGAATGTTTAACGCGCTTTCGCCGGTTGGTCTTAGTTTTGTTCATCATCCAACTATTATATATGTTGTGCAATAAAAAAATCACGCTACTGCACTTCGCCATGAAGTGTGGCCAGTTTTGTCAGATTCTGAATGTATTTCATGGTTTTGGTCTGATTTTCGGGTCCCATCTCTCTCACCGGTTTGCGAAATGTGTCCACCTTTTGCATGACCGCGTTCCCCATGTATTCTAAATCCTGCGTGTAATCCTTCTCTAAAAAGAAGCCAATGTCTCCCTGCTCAATTTGCGCGCCATACGGTTCGGCAATAAAGGTGATCCAGGTGTTGAGCAATATGCGCGGGTTTGTTTTTTTGAGCAGAAACAGCGCAGTCTTTGCAGAATCAATGTCCGCATTGTCCGGAAACACGCTCTGGATGTCCTCCACAAAGTCGGTGAATTGACTCAAGAAGGCCTTTAACACGATTGATTTATCCGACATTGAGAGAAAATGGAGATAATATTATTCATTCATAATATTATTTTAAATGCATTTCTCTCATAATTTAAATTTGGATTGTCGGTCACGGGGTCATGGTTTCAACGGCGCATTCCTTGCTGCCCTTGTTGCCATTGCTGCCCTTGCTGCCCTTGTTGATGCGCCTGCATGATTTGCGCATTTCTCTCCTTTTCCAGCTTTTCAAGTGTGACATCGGGTCCAATGCGCGCCTGTTTCTCCTCAATGGCCGGACATTCGATGCTTTGATTGAAGTCAATGGTTGCGTAGTTGTAAAGCTGGCGCAGGCCACCGCTCCCCTTTGCCGAAAGGTCGTCGCTGCTCTGGTCCAGAAAGCTGTAATTGTCAGACACCACCCCAAACCCGCCCATGAACTCGCTGGAAGTGGAAAACGGTGACGGCTCGCCATTGAACCCCGTCGCAATGTTGTTTTGCTGCACGTCCATCGGCTTCAAGTGGTTCGTGATTTGGTCGCCGTAAAGCACCGCGTGGTTCTGATTCAGCAGCAACAGGGCCGGCACTCTGTTCACGTGCGGCGGCAGAATGATTTGCTGTCCGTCCTCCATGACAATGTACCAAGCACCGGTTTCGCCTTTGACGCGCTTGTCGATGCACATATAGTGAATACCTTCCTTAATTTTGCTCTTGGCCAGTCGCTGCAAGAGAGATTTCGACTTATCGCAAAAATTGCTATAATAAAGAATGCTGCTCATGAGAGGCGGTTTAGTATCATGCATCTTAATATTATCGTTATTTTAACTCATTTCATTGTCATTTAGTATTTTCTTACACATTTAAATAGTTAAAATTTGAAATTTATAATAAATATGCACATATATTCACAATAATACACACTCTTTAGGCATTTACATATACCCCAAATGTTTCGGTTACGCCTTGTTACTGACCCCGCCGCCCCCACTCAGACTGTTCCAATCGCCCCAATCGCCCCAATCGCCCCAATCACAATGGAACAATGTTTTACAAATGTGTCTGAAACCAATTTATGGGGAAATAATAATGCTGCCGAATACAGTGGTAGCAGTGGCAATGGAAGCAGTGTAAATTTTAATAAAAACAGTTATATTCCTTTTTTGAAAAAATTTATAACTCACACTAATGTCAAAACGATTGTTGATTTAGGTTGTGGAGATTTTAGATGTGGAAAATTAATATACGATGATTTAGATGTTATGTACACTGGATACGACGCATATCAAAAAGTAATAGAATACAATTTAACTCAACACTCATTGCCAAAATATTCGTTTGTGCATTTGGATTTTTGCAACAACAAAGAAAAAATTGCAAACGGAGACATGTGCATTTTGAAAGATGTAATACAGCATTGGTCTTTGGACAACATTTACACATTTCTAGATTATTTGATTGAAAGCAAAAAGTTCAAATACATTTTGATATGCAATTGTTGCAATCAAACCCACCACAATACAAACATTCAAAATGGAGATTTTAGACAATTGAGTTGTGATTTTTTTCCATTAAAAAAATACAATCCGGTGAAATTGTTCAAGTATCAAACCAAAGAAGTATCTGTCATAAGAGTATTTTAAAATTTCAATGGGTCAATTGCATGCATTATAATTTATAATATATGCAAATGTTATATAAATCATTGGTTAATATGAAATTAAATGGTGCTCGCAGAGACATCAATGGCTGGATTTATCTCTCCATTTACGGGGAGCCATATAAGCGCGGCTACGCGCACGGACATTTAGTCGCCCCGGAGTTGGTTCAAATCATGGAGATGTTGGAGTTTTTCTTGTATGAAGAATACGGCCGCACGTTTGCGTTCTTCTGCGAAGTGGCGGATGACTTCTTTCGCCCGCAGATTGAGGCGCACTTTCCGGAGTTCTATGAAGAGATGCGCGGCATTGCCGAGGGCTCCAAGCAGCCGCTGCGCAAGATTGTGTTTTGGAACTGCTTTGTCAGTTTTGACTACATGTTCTCTCACTTGTCCGACGTGCTGAACGAGCCGCACAACCAGCACTTGAAATCGAAGCCCATTTATGCCGATTTTGTGGAAGGCGTCGTCAATAAAAAGGCGAGCGGTGGGCTGGAAGGCGGCGGTGCCCAGGACCGATGCAGCGCCTTCATTGCAGTGGGCGACTACACAAAGGACGGCAAGATTGTGTGCGCGCACAACTCGTTCGACAACTACATCAACGGGCAGTATTCGCGCGTCATCATGGACCTGCGCCCGAGCAGCGGGCACCGCATCCTCATGCAGTCGTTCCCCGGCGGCATTCATTCGGGCACCGACATGTTTGTCACCAGCCGCGGGCTGTTTGGAACGGAGACCACGATGGGCGGGTTTCATGCATACGAAAACAAGGACCCGGTGTGCTGCCGCATCCGACGGGCCATGCAGTACGGCAATTCCATGGACGACTATGTTAAAATGCTGACCGAGAGAAATTCGGGGGATTACGCGAACGCGTGGTTGTTTGGCGACACGCGCACCAATGAAATCATGCGGCTGGAGCTGGGACTCAAGTATGTGGATGTGCAGCGCACCAAGAACGGCTTCTTCATTGGGTTCAATGTCGCGTTTGACCCGCGCATTCGCAACCTGGAGTCGTCCAACACGGGATGGGACGACATTCGCCGGCACCAGGGCTCGCGCCGTGTGCGCCTGCAGCAAATGATGGAGGAACACAAGGGCCGACTGGATGTCGACACGGCCATGCGGCTCATCGGCGACCATTACGACGTGTATTTGAACAAGATCAATCCCTGTTCGCGCACCACGTGCTCGCACTACGACCTGGACGCGCGCGAGTTCATGTCGCAGGCCGACCGCCCGAAACCGTTTCAGCCGCGCGGGGCGGTGGACGGCACGGCGATTGACACCGAGACGGCCAAGCGCATGCAGCTGTGGGGGCGCTGGGGCAGCTCATGCGGGACCGGATTTTTCAAAGACGCGTTTTGCGACCGCAACATGATTTGGAACACGTATCGCCCGTACCTGCATGACCGCCCGTCGCAGCCGTGGACGCTGTTCGGCTTGAATGAAGCACATGCGCATAAAAAGACGCGCCGGGCATTCCACCACAATGGCAAAACCCGGAAACACATCAACTTGTAACCCAGAACCTAGAACCCATACCAATATTTTCTTATATATGATTTCATGCAATGGAATGGTCCATGCATTTCATGAAACAAAGTGTTTAATGTTTAATGGTTACGACGACGAGTGGTGCGGTTCGCGCGCTTCTTCTTATTCACGCTCTTCTTCCTATAAGTGCGCTTCTTCTTATTCACGCTCTTCTTCCTATAAGTGCGCTTCTTATGGTTGCTTCGCTTATGGCGTCTAGTTTTTCCAGCTTTACCCATATACCTCTTCACCACATCATCAAAACTCTCGATTCTGGGTGTGGTGGGATGTGTTTCATAGTATTCGTTTTCAAGTTCGGCCATTTGAGCCTCAATTTGAGCATCTGTCAATTGTTGTTTTGGTTTAGCATCATCTTCAATATCGGCTTCATAATCTGCAAGAAAAGCGCGAAGGTCTTCGTCCGACATGTTTGACATATTTGACATTTCGTATTATTATTGTTTATATATTAACTAAACAAAACATTATAAAACGAATCGAATGACAATGATTTAAACATTTGTCATTGTGCACAAGTATTCACTCATTTAATCGTTTGATGGAAGATTTGCTACACTTGGTGAAAGAGCTGGGCGATAAATACGCAGACGATGACTTCATGATGGGAAAACTGACCGCGCACATCAACCAACTGCCCGCGGCAATGGATGCCGCCGTTCAGGCACGCGATGACAAGGCGCAACGCAAGCAAATGTTGATAACCGCGTCAGATGAGTTCATCGAGCAGTTTTTGAACGAGTCTCCTCAGTACCATTACAATTCTAATGTGGAGCTGTTTTTCGTGTATGACCCGGACGCAGAGTGCAACTACAGCGTCATCAACGAAGACGATATACTGCACCCCATTCTGACACAAATCAGCGGCAACCGCGAACTCATGCCGTGGAAATACAAAATCAAGAACCAGGTGCTGCGCCGCATCAAGGACAGGAACTTGCTTTCATCCATTCCGGAATCGCAAACCATCCAACGCACGCTGAACATGCTGTGTCCATCCCTGTTTCGCACGCGGGACTGTGCCAAATATTTTCTCACGGTCATCGGCGACGTGATATTAAAGAAGACCGTTACAATCGATGATTCGACGTCGTCTAAATCCGGCGTGGAACCCATTTACATTGCAAATCCAAAGTCGCGGCAGTTCATAAAGGGACTCAGCCAAGAGTGCAGCACGCTGTTCGGCACGTCGTTGCTGTCGGCGTTCAAATTCAAATTCTACGAGTATGCATTCAGCGAGTGCCGTTTGATGGACATGAACGATGCAGCCATTGACCCATTTTCGGCGCCGTTTAAACACCGACTGATTGACATTTTTTGCGTTGCGGCACACTATTCGCAGCGGTATGAAAACGCCGAACGGTTTTTGAATGTGCAGTGCAAGGACACGGCCACGTATCATCGCGTGTTGTATTTGAAGGAACACCCCGAAGACGACCTCATTGCCAAATTTGTGGCGACATGCACGGAGCCATCCCCGCAAAGCAACATGAGCATTTCGTGGAAGAACATGATGTATTTGTGGAAGGTGTTCATTGACGAAGAGAGAATTCCGAACGTGTTTTTCACGCATTCACTCAAGGCGCGACTGATGCAACGGCTGTCCGGTTATTCCGAAGCCGCGGATTCGTTTTTGCAGTTGACAAGCAAGCACCTGCCGCTGGTGGCGCGGTTTAAAGATTTTTGGACGCAGACCATCATCGTGAATCCAAACGAGGAGGACGAGTTGGAAATCGACGAAATGACCGCGTTGTTTAAGCAGTATCACCACCACTTGTTGCAGCAATTGCCGCAACCGTGTCCGCAACTGCAGAGCCACAACCACACGGATGCCGCATTTTTGGGGCTCATTCGACACTTTTATCCCGACGTGGTGATTGAAAACGACAAGTACTTGATGCACACCAATTGCACGCTGTGGAACAAGCGAGGAGATGTGCTGGCCGCCATGCATGAACATGCGGCTTCAACTACTGCGCAACCCACGTCTTACAAGGCATACGAATTCTACTGCCAACAACAGCGGCTTAAACACAAGAACAACTCCAACACATTGAATGTCAGCAAAAAGTATTTTGAGAAAGTATACAACGAGAATAAATTTTAGAGATATAATATAAGTTATTGCATAGTTGTAGTTTGTCATTTGATTTAGGTTGAACATGTCCGACGCTGTGCCTCCAACGCCTCCATCAGAACCTGTGGTGAAAGCAGATATTCAAGAAGCGGCAACAGTGGCGGACGCGGCAGACATTCAAGAAGCAGCAGTGGCGGACGCGGCAGACATTCAAGAAGCAGCAGTGGCGGACGCGGCAGACATTCAAGAAGCAGCAGTGGCGGACGCGGCAGATATTCAAGAAGCAGCAGCAGCAGATGTGCCAGCGTCAGCAGCAGCAGATGTGCCAGCGTCAGCAGCAGTAGATGTGCCAGCGTCAGCAGCAGTAGATGTGCCAGCGTCAGCAGCAGTAGATGTGCCAGCGTCTGCAGTAAAAGAAGAAGAAGAAGCAGTGGAAGCAGTGGAAGCGGCAGTGGTGGAACCGGCACCTCAACCAGTGGTGGAAGATGTGATTCCAGAAGAAGCCATCAGTCCAATGGCGAAATTGTATCAAGAATTGTCATCCATGAATCTGTTTGAAGGCAAAACGAAAGAGCAAATCGTTGGCATAAGAGAGGAAGTGGAATATGGACTGCAAGCATTTAACCAAATCGAAGGTGCATGCCAAATCATGCATGATGCCATTGTGGACATTGCCGCCATAAAAGCAAATGGTGTGCGGTTCAATCCCGACATCGGACGTCTAGCTGATTTTGTGGACCATTGCAAGCTGCTGGTTTCCACAAATGGTCCGAATGCTGAACTGGTGGCAGCAAGTGTGTCCACACAACTAAACAAACTTGCAGAAGATGCACGTCTTCGCAAAAAACTATACAAACTAACGGTTGACCAAGCTAAAATTGGCGACATTGGAACCCAGGTTTCTCTCGTATTAAAGATTGGAGACGTGTTCAATGTTCCCGTGTTTACGGTTTACGTGCTGCAGGACGTGTTTGACAACACAAAATTCGATTCCGCACAATCAACTCAAAACGTCCTCGCGTCTCCGCTGACGCACAATTTGAAAACCATTGCAACATGCAGTCGCGCGGACCTCATGCTCGAGCTATTGCTGCATGCAACAAAGCCCGACCCTTATGACGAAGTAAATGTCCTGATTGCTCACATCATAAACGAAACGATTGTTTCGAAGTTCAAAGACCCAAATCCGAATCCGAATGAGGTCATTGCAGCAGAGCGCGAACAATTATTCGACTTAATTATTGCCAACAATCCATACGTGAAATCTCTCATCACAAAGGCACTGCTCATTGCAATCATTCAAAATCCCAGTGTCATGACACCGGATGGCAATCGGTTTTCGGACATGTTTCCAAGCGGACAATATGTCCAATACTTTGGGGACGTTGTGCATCGGGCGACGCGCAATCCACAAAAACAAGGGCCAATCATGCTTCCAAATGTTCCAACTGAACGGGCGGTTGTCGTCCAAGCGGATGATGAATTGGGCGAAGCACCCGGGTTTGGCGAGCCAGTTCCGCCAAGACCGCAACCATCTCATCCAATGACCCGAACCGACATTATTGTGGCTGCTCTGACGGCGGTAAATGATGCAATGGGCCGCAATGCAAACATTGTGGCGGCTGGCGGTGCAGCGGTGTCGTATTACATCGCCGACTTTGTCAGGGGCCTGCGTGCAGATAAATTTACAAGTGTCATTACAGAGTCTGGGTTGGATTTGGGTGCCCTTGAAAAGGGCTGCGCCGGAATCCCAATGAACGACATCGACTGCTTTGTTTTTGGCGACGTCTCGCGCCAATTTTTGATGTTGTTTTCTCTCTACATTATGATTCTCTATGCCAATTTTTATGAGCGTCCAAGGAAGTATGGCGTAGAACAAACGCAAGTCACTCACCTTCAATTCAAGCTTTCCCCCCAATCAGATGCCAACATTGACTTGTTCATGTATGGCAATAATAACGATGACGCAAACACCAAGTTGATTAGCAAAAAGTTGAAAAAAAATCCGAAAGTGCAACTTGTGACACAAGAAACCAAGTGTTTTTCTCAACTTTCGTCAATGCTGTGTGGCGATTTATGCACTGTGGATGGATACTACACTCAGCCGATTGATTTGGTCAAAAAGGACATTGATGATTTTTTGGTGTTGTATGAATCTCTCTATTTGGACGCTCGAGAAGAGATGCCAGACCTTAGAGCGTTGTTGACAAGCCAGTACGCCGCCAATGTGGACAACATGGTTTCCATGAAAACCACAATGCTGGACCTGGTCTGCATTTTTTGCAACGAGGACAAGGCGCTGTTCATTCGCATTTTCATGGCGCGCAAAAACCCGAAAGACTTTGCACGGTTGCGCGTGTTCATCGAGATTTATTTGCTGGAGCTGCTTCGAAAAAAGGATGCCGCATTTTTGGAACACAAAGAAGGGCTGATTCGTGAAATCAAAGAACTCCGGGTCATGATGAGTGCATTGAATGAAAAGTATTACTTGGAACAGGGCAACCTTGCGGCGGTGCACGCTGCGACCGCAGAAGTTCTGAATGATGACCGTGCCGTCTTTTTGACATTGCTGCGCAGCATCGGACGAAAATTTGTGCTCATTCCGGACCCGTTGCAAAATAAAATTCCCGCAACATTCCGCAAAGAAACTGGACGGAAGACAATCGAGTTTTTTGAAGACAGACATAATGAGCAAATGAAGTATCCATTCAGCATGGGCCGACACATGGTGGCCCTTCATGGCACGTATATCCGTGTATCATCAAAGCGCGACGCTGAACAAAACTTCATCAATCGTGCGTTTAAGGTCTGGTTAGACAATGTGTTTCAAGAATTGCCATTCATTCCAAAAGTGGAACAAGCATTTCGAGAGAAAATGGGTCAAATCATTGATAAAACACAGGACCAGACCTATTTTGAAGTGGGATTTTCAAACATGATTGTTAGGTCGCCCGAAATGCTCAGATTGTTCACTCTTCTCAATCAAGTAAAAGGACATGATGCCATGTTCAAAAGTGTCAAGGGCAAAGATAAACGAGCATTCACTCGCATGTTATTGGGTCCTCTTAGAAAAATCATCACTCGTGATGGCGGCGCTCAGCCCAAAGCATCCTATGTTCTCCAAATATACGACACTAAATCGATGGAGACGTTGCCAGCATTTGTGAGGAGTGTGATTCAACAAGAATTAGAACCGACGGTGGCAGAAATCATCAATCGCCCCAATAAGTATGATAATGCCGTTAATGAAGCCATTGGGCGCATCATACTGGAATGGAACAGGACCACGAGTTTAAAAGGCGGTGCCACAAGGAAACACAAACGGGTCTGCAAGAGGAATGCAATGACACGACGACGTGTCAGTAAAGGGAAGCGACGCGCCACGCACAAGGCGTTCAATAAAAAGCGTAAGCATGCGCGCACCCGCAGGGCCTAGATGTATTCAAAAAAATGAATCAACATGATTTATTCATTTTTACAAAAGTGCATTCGTGGTGCATTGTTGAATGCGATTAATGCTTCCTGTGCTTACGACTCTTCTTAAGGTCGGAGATGCGAACGGCGCCGAACTTGCCCTTCTTGGCGGTCCAGCCGTGCTTTGCTAAACGCTTCTCTCGCTTGGCGGTTGCGTGCTTCTTGGCGCTGACAATGCGGCCGTACTTGTTCATGAGCAGCTTCTCCTTGGTGAGACCGGGGGTGCCGTCGGTCTTGTACGCGGTGCCGTGAAACACCTGGGCACGAGAGCCGCGAATGAATTCGTACTTCTTGCCGTGGATGTGATAAAGGCCGTCCTCCGAACGCGTGTGGTTTCTTCCCATTGAATTTGATTGGTGTATTATATTTTAACGGAAGAAAAAAATCATTGCTGAATTGGATTATAAAATGTTTAGCAATGTTCAGTAAAATCAATTGAATTGATTCCTTATAGGCTGTCCGTATCCCGCCGGTGCGCCCGTCCAGCTCTTGTAAACATTGGTCGGTCTATTGGCCTGCGTAAAACAATCGTTGCGTTGGGCCGTGGCGGTTCGGATGATTGTGCTAAACACTTTGAAATTGACCACAATGGGAATGACTTCGCCGCCGCTGCCCGTTTCAATCAACTTCTTATTAATTGGCTGATAGCACCGGCACTTTTTCAAGGAGTAATAATTGTAGCCCGACATTTTGTGTTATATATTAAAATGTGTAATATAAATAAAACATTAATAAATACACCCCTGACAATGTCAGACCAATATTATTTTAATTTTAATTTTCATGACTTGAATACCGGTTCTCGAAAATTTGATAGTCGTCGGGAGCCTAAAAGAAGCGCCGTTCCTCAAGTTTTTCCAGATAAACAATACAATAAAATATTATTTATAGCAGGCCATTCCACCGTTTGCGAGGATGTCAACGCAGGTTGCAGTGCGTTGCCAGTGTTTCGTCCGCCGGTCGATGTTCTTTTCACTGCAAGTTATGGCGACTTGGTTGGTCTGTATGGGCTTTTTTATGATGTTTTGCGACGATTTTGCACTGGTCTAAGAGTGCAACCACACCCACAATTTTCATTGCCAACAATTGCAACAATGTTAAAAAAACTGAACCGGGTTCAGGAACCGCCATCTGGCTTAACTGGTTTTTTTCACAACCTTAATTTGAGTTTTCATGAACAAGACAGTGAAACAAGCAATATGTTTTTGTTTCAACCAGGAAAAGGGTTTGACACAGTCGAAGCAAGTGGAGTCTACCTCATCAGCCCTGACAATATCACTAGTTTGCTCAATACAACGCCAAATGGCGAGATTGAACGTGGATGCAACTTGTTTTCAAACCCGGCATTGTTGAGTAACATTGGAATTGCCAAGACCGAAAGGGAGGTTCGGGTGGATGGTCAAACAAACGGAAAGAATGTGTACGGATACGCAAATCCATCGTTTGTGATAGACCGAGCATCAAATCCTAGAACGCAGCGAATTAAACTATCTTATCTCTTGCGCCAACTTGAAATCAAACAACCAAATGTGTTGCAAGGTGCCCTTGTCATTGTTGCATCATGTCGCGGGTTTGAAGGCGAGGATGAAAAAAATGCCGCCGCGCATGACAGTCCGCGCGCGGGAGACTTCACCGACGTGAGTGAGGATGAAGAATTATGGGGCGGGAATAGGAAGAGAAGTCACGGGAGGCAAACGAAAACTGCAAAGAAGCGTGCAAAGGGAGCAAAGGGAGCAAAGGGAGCAAAGAAGCGTGCAAAGAAAATAAGCCATAACACACAAAAAACTCACTCATCACATGTCAAAAATCAACAATAAAACAAAAAATTGAAGGAACTTAAAGCGAATAAATGGATGTCATGTATCCCTTTATTTCAGTGAAAATGGCAACCGATTTATCCAGCAAGTATCAGAAAATGACGGACTTGGAGCACATTCTCAAGAAGCCCGACACCTACATTGGTTCCATCCAACTCACGGAATGCACCGAATACACGACCACAACTGATGAGAAAGAAGGCGGGGCGACAAGCATCAGCTTGGCGACGTTCACGCACATTCCTGCGCTCTACAAGCTGGTGGACGAGGGCTTGGTGAATATGCGCGACCACGTCATTCGCCAGGCGCAGGCAATCAAGGACGGCAAGCCCGATGCGCTCCCCGTGACGTCCATTGAAGTGGAAGTGGACGCCGCGACGGGCACAATCACCATGACCAACGACGGCAACGGCATTGACATTGCACAGCACCCCGAGCACAAAATGTGGATTCCCGAGATGATTTTCGGGCACTTGCGCACTTCCACAAACTATGCAGAAGACAAGAAGGAAAAAATCGTCGGTGGGAAGAACGGATTTGGATTCAAGCTCGTTCTTGTGTGGTCGACCTGGGGCTCCGTGGAAACTGTGGACCACGTGCGCGGCCTGAAGTATGCCCAAGAATTCAAGGCGAATCTTACCGAGATTTGCCCGCCAAAAATCACCAAATGCACTAGTAAGAAGCCGTACACGCGCATCTCGTTTCGTCCCGATTATTCGCGTCTCGGCATTGCAGGACTCACTCCTGAGATGACTGCGTTATTCGCGAAGCGCGTCCATGACATTGCCGCCGTGACCGACCGCAGCATTCGAGTGAAATACAATGGCGCGGTTGTGCCAGTCAAGGACTTCAAGCAGTACATTGGCCTCTACATTCGCCCTGAGGTTAAGCGTGTGTATGAGGCGCCAAACGAGCGCTGGGAATACGCCGTGTGCCTGACCAACACGGACGAGTTTGCGCACGTGTCATTCGTGAACGGCATTTGCACGTCGAAAGGTGGCAAGCACGTGGAATACGTCATGGGCCAGCTGCTGCGAAAGCTGGCGGTGTATATCAAGACCAAGAAAAAAGTGGACGTGAAGCCGGCGACCATCAAGGAGCAGCTGACCCTGTTCTTGCGCTGCGACGTGGAGAATCCCGCATTTTCCAGCCAGACGAAGGACGAGCTGACGACGACGAGCGCGAACTTCGGGTCGGCCTGCACCGTGAGCGACGAGTTCGTGGAAAAAGTCGCGAAGATGGGTGTCATGGATGCGGCCTGCGCTTTGACAGAGGTGAAGGAAGCCAAGGCGGCGAAGAAGACGGACGGCGCCAAGACGCGCACGATTCGCGGCATCCCCAAACTCATTGACGCCAATTTCGCGGGCACGGAGAAGTCGGGCCAGTGCACCATCATCTTTTGCGAGGGAGATTCGGCCAAGGCGGGCATTGTGTCGGGCTTGAGCAAGGAGGACCGCAACACCATTGGCGTGTATCCTGTGAAGGGCAAGTTCATGAACGTGCGCGGCGAGGCGGTCAAGCGCATTGCGGAAAACACGGAAATCGCGGAAATCAAGCGCATCCTGGGACTGGAGAACGGGCGCCAATACACGGCAGAGGATGTGGCCAAGCGGCTGCGATACGGCAAGGTGCTGTTCATGACGGACCAGGATTTGGACGGGTCGCACATCAAGGGTCTCGGCATCAACCTGTTTCAGAGCGAGTGGCCGTCGCTGACGCACATCCCGGGGTTCATCGGGTTCATGAACACGCCGATTCTGAAGGCGCGCAAAGGCAACCAGGAGCGCTTATTCTATAACGAGGGCGAGTTTGAGGCGTGGAAAAGCGGAACAAGCGGAGCGGCTGCAGGGTCTGCAATTGACGTCAGCACCTGGAACATCAAGTACTACAAGGGTCTGGGCACCAGCACGGGGCGCGAATTCCGCGAGTATTTCGAGCACAAGAAGATTGTGGATTTCGCGCACACGGGCGAACCAAGCGACAACGCAATCGACCTCGTGTTCAACAAGAAGCGCGCCGATGACCGCAAGGAGTGGCTATCCACGTATAACCGCGCCGACCATCTGGACACCAGCCACAAGCAGGTGTCGTATGAGGATTTCATGACGCGCGAGATGAAACACTTCTCCATCTACGACAACCAGCGCTCGATTGCAAACGGCATGGACGGGCTGAAAATCTCGCTGCGCAAAATCTTGTTTGCGGCCTTCAAGAAGGGCGGGCTCAAGACAGAAATCAAGGTGGCGCAGTTCAGCGGCTACGTGTCGGAGCACTCCGGCTACCACCACGGCGAGGCCAGCCTGAATGCGGCCATTGTCGGCATGGCGCAGAACTTCGTCGGCAGCAACAACATCAACCTGTTTGAGCCCAATGGTCAGTTTGGTTGCAGGTTAGCCGGAGGAAAAGATTCAGCGAGTGAAAGATACATCTTCACGCAGCTGAACCCAATCACGCGGCTCATTTACCGCGCGGAAGACGACGCCGTCTTGGAGTATCTGGACGACGACGGCCAGATGGTGGAGCCCACATTTTACGCGCCGATTGTGCCCATGATTCTGGTCAACGGAACGAAAGGCATTGGCACGGGGTTCAGCACGGACATCATGTGCCACAACCCGCTGCAAATCATTGACCACATTCAATCCATGCTGCTGAAAAAGCCTGAGGCGGAATGGGGCCCAATTGAGCCGTATTACCGCGGGTTCAAGGGGTCAATTACGCCGATTGCATCATCATCGGCAACAGCACCAACAAAATTCCTGGTTAAAGGGCTGCACACCGTGGACGCCGCCAAGAAACAGGCGCACGTGACGGAACTGCCGGTTGGCTACTGGACGGAGGATTTCAAGAAGCACCTGGAAACGTTGATTGAGTCAAACACGATTAAAGACTATGCAGACATGAGCACGGACACGGTGGTGGATTTCACGGTGACGTTTCCGGCCACGGCGGACTTTGGAGCACTTACCGCAGTCGTGGACCACGGGACCTGCACTGCACTCGAAAAGCTGTTGAAGCTTTACACGACGGAATCCACGAGCAACATGCACCTGTTTGACAGCCAGGACCAGTTGAAGAAGTACGGCAACGTGCGCGACATTGTGCAGGATTACTATGGGACACGCCTGGCCCTGTATGGGAAGCGCAAGACGCACCAGCTGGCGGCCATGGCGGCGGAACTTCGAGTTCTCAGCAACAAGGCGCGCTACATCCAGGAACTGCTGGACGGCAGCATCGACTTGAGGCGCAAGCGCGGGGATGAGTTGATGGCCATGCTGCAGTCCAAGGGCTACGACCACGTGGAAGGCGACGAGCAATACAAGTATTTGTTGAAGCTGCCGATGGACAGCGTGAGCGAGGAGAACGTGCAGAAGCTGCTGAAGGAGAAGGAGCAGAGGGAAGCACAGCATGCTGCGTTGCAAGGCACCAGCATCGAACAGCTGTGGCTGGCCGATTTGGCGGAGCTGCGCGCCGAATACGTGAAACAGGAGGAGAAACGGGTGACTGCCAGTGCATCGACAACGGTCGCAAAAGGAGGTGCAAAGACAACCGTGAAGAAGATTGTCAAATCCAAATGAGGCCTATAAAGCCTAAATGCGGATGCATCATGAAATGTGCATGATGGAATGGTTTGACTGATTTGAAGTTTGAGATAAATTAAATAAAAATATTTTTATTGAGTTTTGATTATAAACAGTGGTCTTTCTCTCCTTTTGTGATTTCATGATTTCAAATAACAACCGAAACACTTGGTTCATGTGTGACCCGAGTGCATGCATGGATGAGTTCCGAAATTTCTTGTTCGGCTGATGAATGAATGGAATTCGTTGCAATGATTTCCTGGACATTGGCGGCGAGTTGCACGCCAAATGAGCCGGTGGTTATATCAATGCACTTGCTCATGTATGCAAGCAGTTTATTCCATTTGGTGAGCCAAAGTTTGCCAGTTTTGCTTCGATAATGGCGAAACGTGATGATGCAGATGAAGCCATAAATTCCGCAGTATCCCGGATTGTGTGTTCTTGAACCGTAGTTTATGTTGAACTTGGGAGAAATTGTGGTGTAAGCTTTGGTGACAACTTTCATGGGTGTGTCGTCGTTGGCATGGGCGTGGTCATCCACAATGCAAATGCTGCAGAACTTGTTGTGGCCATTGGCGTCAAATATGGCAATATTGTGGGGGTTGGAGTCGATTGCGCGGCTTTTAATCAACACAAGGCAATGTGCATTGCCTCCACGATGCTGCACATTGATGATGCGGAAACTTTCAAATGGCATGGCATCCGCCTTGCCCATGATTCTTTTTGCGATGCCTTTCCTCTTTTTTGAAACAAAGTAGGAAAGAGGCAGTGTAATGACATAAGCGCGCGTGCTGTCCAGTGTGATGATGGGCCCGCTTGAGTTGGGGTCACTTGAAATCAAATATCTCTCAAACTCGTGGTTTTTTAATGCAGATTTGCCAAATAATTCAAAACGAGAAGTCATTTATGCATTGACGTTGTAAACTATTTGTCAAATTGTCGACCGTGAAATCATTTCAATTTTTATTTTATTTGTATAATGCATACTAAAATAAAAATTAAAAGTAGAAACAATGAAACCGTTGCATCATTTATTGATGATTGCATTGAAGAATGCGCTCATTGTCATCGCGGCATTCGCTCTCTATGAAACAATTGAGGAGTTGAAGGTGTTGTGGAAAACGCGCTTCCCCGAAAGCGTGAACATGCACTCGCATTATGGGCGGCTCTTGCATTTAGTCAGCATTTTTTTGGCCGATTTTCTGATTGGGGTCACAATGTATCAATTGTTCAATTTCGTGCATTAAGGACTTACAGCGCATTGGGAAATTGAGTGAGTGATTCGTTAGAATGAAAAAAAAAACATGTTTATACAGTTATAAAAGTGCCATGTGGGAAAATAACGACAAACGCAATTACATTGACCATGTGAATCGTGGTCAAGGCCAAATATGCAACAATGCATTTGCAAATGAAATTACAAAATATGCCTCCAATCTTAATTACAAAACCTTCTTGGAAATTGGAACCTGGAATGGGCTGGGTTCAACCAAAGCCTTTTCAGTTGGGTTTCAGAATAGAACCGATGATTATGTTTTTTACAGTCTTGAATGCAATAAAGAAAAATGCATGCAAGCCGCAAAGTTGTACATGAACAATGATAAAATCCACGTGCTGAATGAAGTGATATGGAATGATGAACCACAAGATTTTTATGAAATATTTCCACAATGTTTGACAAATTCCATGTACAAGCATTGGAATGAAGTTGACATTGTAAACATGAAAAATTGCAAGTTGTTCCTAAACCGGCAAAATCTTCCGGACATATTTGATGTGGTGTTGTTGGATGGGGGTGAATTTACAACTTATCACGAGTTTCAAAGTCTTAAAAATCGATGCAAGATATTGATGTTGGATGATATAAATGTGGACAAATGCAAATTGATTGTGGAAGAAATAAAATCTGACAAATCTTGGAAAATTGTCAAAAAAGAAACCACGAGAAATGGATTTTTGATTGTGGAAAAAATATTGTGATCAGAACCACGGTTGCAGTTCCAGCGTCTTGTCGTTTTCGGCGGAGTAAATGGGACGGTCAATCGGTTTATACATGGTGCTGGCATCTCGCTTATATTGAATGTAAGACCGAGCTTCATTGTAGAGCTTCGGCACGAACATGTCCACCACAATCTTATTGAGCGCGCCAATTTGACCGGGAATGTCGGTTGCCAAATTCATCGAGCTCTGCAGGAACACGCTGCGCATAATCATTTTCAGGTTGTCGCAGTCTTGCGGGCCAATCAAGTATGCGCCTTTGGACATGGCATACACGCCGTTGCGCAATGCATTCTGCACGATTTCCATGTTTCCTGTGCTGAAAAAAGCGTCGCTGAGCGCAGTGTTTTCCCAGTTGCCAATCATGGCATCGCGAAACGACGAGCACGCGCTAGAATTCGGAATCTTGTCGTACATGGCGAACTGCTGTTCAACTGTTGGGCCTAAAATGTTGATGCGTCCATTCGAATGGACCGGCTTGCGCCCCGACGACACGTTGCTTGGTTTGGATGAATACGTTGAACCGTGAATTTGTTGGTGCTGCATGTTAAAATACTACAATGTTGATTTGTTGATTTGTTGATTTGGTGTGTGTATAAGTTATTGAATTATACACATATAATTATTTTTATATGTGTTTAAAACTGCATTATTTTCAACTCGGGGGGCATGTCGGCATTCCTTCAGTTCCTGCAGGTATGCCATTGTATTCGCATGGAATGTTGGTGGTGGATGGCTTTGTGCATTTTCCGGTTGAATCCACCGTCCAGAAATCCGGACACTTCGGTATTTCTGGAGGCCACGACACACTGCTCGACGTTTGATAGAGAGAATACCCGATAAAAATCATTGACGCAATGAGCATTATTATTGCAATGGTGAGCACAATGCGCTGAAAATTAAAAGACGAACCCGAATCCTGTGTTGCGTCCATTTGATGCACGAACTAAACCGAATGAAAATATATACTATGGTTTTATTTTTATATTGTCATCATTTCTAAATAGACCGCGGAATGATTCATTGAGAGAATAATTCATTCATTGGCAATTCAATATTAAACACAATCCTGATTTTAATGCTAATCCACGTTGGCTTAATCAACCATATTTCACCAACCCAATCCTGCCTTAAGTTGGACCGAATGAAAGAGACAGAAACGCTTGTGGCTGTGGCTGATGCCGCCGTCGTCAAAAAAAAATCAACACTGAAAGCACATCAAGCGCTTCCTGAACCAAATCCAACCGCAAATCCAACTCCAAGTCAAATAAATTACAATCAGGTGTTGGAGAGAGAAGCGATTGCAAAAGAAATTGGGATTGCATTGGAGACATTTTATGCAAAAAAAACTGATTTCATGATAAAGCGCGGAATCTACATATATGGAAATCCGGGGGTTGGGAAAACCGAATTTGTCGTGCAACTGTTAAAAGCATTGAATTATGACATGGTTCGTTATGATGCGGGCGACATACGCAATAAATCGGTCATTGACTTGATAACCAATCACAACATGAGCGAGCACAGCGTGATTTCCATGTTTCAAAAAAAGCCGAAGCGCATTGCGATTGTCATGGACGAGATAGACGGAATGAACAACGGCGACAAGGGCGGCATTAATGCGCTGATTAAACTCATGCGTCCCAAAAAGACGAAGAAGCAGAGATTGGAAGACGTAACTATGAATCCAATTATATGCATTGGGAATTATCACATGGATAAAAAAATCCGGGAACTAATGAAGGTGTGCATCACGTTTGAACTCAAAACACCCACGTTGGAGCAGGTGGGGGTAATTCTTAAATCGGCACTGAACACGGAAAATGCAGCATTGCATAAAAACGTGGCACGATTCATACAGGGAGACCTTCGGAAAATCGAGACCATTGGCGGCATATTCAACAAGCACTCCACCGGTTCAGAATCGGACAAACACAATTGCGCGCTCATTCAAACCATATTTCAACCGAAGGCCAACAATGAAGACAGCAAAACGATTGTCAAAAAACTCATAAATTCGTCGTGCAAGCTGACGGAGCATTCCGCACTGATGAATGAGACGGACCGCACCATCGTGGGGTTGCTGTGGCATGAAAACGTGGTGGACGTGTTGGCGAAACAGCCGAATCAAATGGAGGCGTTTCGATTTTACAAGGATGCGCTGGACAACATTTGCTTGGCGGATTACATTGACCGCATCACGTTCCAGAAACAAATTTGGCAGTTCAATGAAATGAGCTCTCTGATTAAAACGTTCCATACAAACAAAATGTATCACGAACAATTTGCAACGCGCCCGCGATTCAATCCCGCGGAAGTGCGCTTCACCAAGGTGTTGACGAAATACAGCACCGAATACAACAACACGCTGTTCATTCAAATGATGTGCCAAAAATTTGGCATGGACAAGAAGGATTTGTTTGCATTTTTCTTAAATGTGTTTGCGATGAAAAATGACAACAAGGAAGGAACGACCGAAAAAGGAACGACGACGACCGAAGACACTGTCGATGCATGTGATGCAAAAATCAATGAAATAATTGAAGAGTTTGAAATCACGAAATTGGACATTCAGCGTATGCATCGATACTTGAACAAATGCACGTGCCCAAGCGAGGTTTTGCCGGATGACACGATGGACGATGATTGACCATCTCACGCGCTGGACATGACATCATGTCATGACTGCAACTTTTAAATCAAATTGCAATCATGGTCAATCAATGCGCTTTGGCGTTCGATGGTTTCTAAATGAGCGGCGATGACTTCGTCGCGGTCCTTAATAGTCGACATCAAGTCCGAATTCTCTCTTATTTTTTTATTGCACAACTCCCTCATCTTTTCCAGTTTATCCGCTTGATTTTGGACCGTTTGTATGAGCTCTTCCACCGTCATGCTGCGATTATCGGCATTGGGGGCTTTGAATGTTATCACTGCTTTTAAAATTGCGTCATGCCGTTGTTGCTGTTGTTTCTCTTGCTGTTGCTGTTGTTGCTGTTTTTGCATTTTCTCTCGGATTTGTTGAAGCACATCGGGTTTCATGGAAGGGTGTCCGGGCTCATATGAACACAATGCCGCGTCAATGTCGTGCATGTAGAACTGCAACAGTTCGGGTTCTTTTATGAAATCGCTGGGGGTTTTTGTGCTGACGTGCATGTTCGGGTCTATGTCCTTTCGATGGAGGTTTGCAAGCAATATGCGCTTGTCAAACGTGTTGTGTTCGTGTGAAAACACAAGGATGACTTTCATGGGGTCCAGCTGAGCCATGGGAATCGTGTATCCATGCAAAAATGCGCGCTCTTCGGCCACGCACGCGTTCTCATCGTATTTAAGCTTGGATTCCGAGAGCAGGTCTTTCCAGAACGCAAATGTGGCGGCGGTTGCATGATTGGGACCATACGGTCCAAACTGCACCATCAGGGCGTGGCCTTGGTTCGGGGAGTCTGGGGTCGTAGATTCCAAAGGAAAAGGCTCGGACCTTGGAAACCGTGGGCTTGCTGATTTGAAATAAATGTGCATTTCGCTGCTTCCTGCCAGCTTGATTCCGGTTTTCCGGGTTCTGTGGTCCAACAGCGTTTCCACTGCATGTGAAACGCGCTCCGGCGGGTAGTAATCGTCATCGTCCATGTAAACAATGATGTCGCCGCGCGCCTTTTTGTGCATCATGTTCCGTTTTTTGCCGAGTGAAACTTTGTCATCAAGCTTGAAATACCGCACGCACGGATGCGATGACACGAGGTCTTCAATTGGGTCGGTTCCATCATCGATGATGACCCACTCCATGCGGTCGCGCGGGTAAGTTTGATGGTCAAAACACTGGATCATGGCTTGCACAAAGGGACGGCGATTGAATGTGGGTGTGCAGACGCTCACCATCGGCAAAGGCGTTGCCATTGTTGTCATTGATGTTGTCGTTGTCATTGTTTTGAGGGTATTAACATTGTTTGACGCGTTGCGTTTATGCAGATTTATACAAACTTTTATTTTTCATGAACAGCATTGTCAAAAACATAATGGTTGTAATGATTCCGGCGCTGATCGGCGGCAATTGAACCATGGCGACAATGACCGCAACAATGACAAACACGATGACCATGTTGGACATCCGCTTTGAGAATTCAGACCCATACTTGTCCGAATTGATTAATTGTTTCACCCAAAGGAGATACAACAAATAGAAAAATTCATAAATGACCGGAAAGATGGAAACCAACCCAAAGCAAATGGTCAAGAATGCCGACAAACAAAACAACCCGAATTTGTTGATGTCATTTGTCTGCAGCTTCATGAACGCAAACAATCCACCAAACCATCCGGGAATGAATATGACCCACACAAAGCACAACAACAACGCGAATGAAAACAGGGTGAGTATTCCAAAAATGGTCCACCTGGCAAAAGAGATGTATCCAGTGTACGGGATGCCATTTACGCCGCCAATGCACCACTCCTGTAGAAATTTAAAATAATAATGCAGCGCGATGCCGGCAAAACGGTACGATGATTCCTGCGTGGTTTGAAACCACCAGCTCAACTTGGAGACGTTTTCGGATTTGTCAAGCGGAACTTGTTTGCACTCCACGTAGGAACAGCAATACGGACTTTCGGGCACATTAGGTTTCGATGTTGAATTGGTCTTCATGAGTGCCTTCAATGTGTCGCCGACCGGATAATCCGTTTTTTCATCAAACCCCTGTGCATTCAAATAATTATTTGTGGTGATGAAACAAAACAAAAACAACCAGAGCAGTATTTGGACCATGGTGTAAAGGTAGTTCACAAAAGGCGTGGGGGAATACGTGGTGTCTTTGTCTTCGGGTCTGGTGCCCGTTCCTTTGAGAGAATTGACGTGTTTAAGATTCATTTCGCGACGACCCATGGTTATTGTATTTGGGGTTCAGGTCTGAACTAAGCAAAGTATTATAATACTAAATTATTATAATATTATTATTGTCGTGATTTCTCTCAAACAAGTGTTTGTGTGTTCGCTAAATGCAAAATGCAAAATGCAAAATGCTGAACACAAAATGCAAAATGCAACACACACTTATCATCTCGCATACATGAGTGCGCAATTGCCGCCAATGAATGTCAATACGTTGTATCTCTCTTCCAGCACGGTTAGGTCGTAGTTGTATTCATAAATGCGCCACTGCGGCTTGTTCACACCGATTGGGATGCCGGTTTCGGGGTCGCAAATCGTGTAAGACTGGGCCTTCGGATCAAGAGGGGGCGGATATGTGGTGAATTCCAGCTCAATTGTGGAGAACTTGCTCATGTTGATGGCGCCGCTGGGCTGATACGTGTCAACGTCTGCGTCCAGGCCGAAGTTGTAAATGTAGAGACCAAAGGGTGCCGAACCCATGGTGCGGATGTATTTTTCCACATAGTTGTACACGCCGGATTCGAGGAGGTTTTCGCGATAAGACCCATTCAGCAGGATGCCGAGCTGCTGCATGATCTCGCGCTGGTTCTCCACTTTGTAGTTCGGAGTTATAAAGAGACCAGATTCCGTGCCATTGGGTTCCGCGCCAGGACCGATGTATGCGGGGTTCTGAACACACGGGTTTGGAAACCCATCTTCTGGCGACGTTGCAGTCTTTGGAGACACAACATCCACCGGAATGACGTTCGTGTACTTCCAGTTCGTGTAATTGCTCCACTGGTTGCGCAGGTTGATGTCGCTGCGCTGAAACAGGAACATCCACGTGGCAACCATGCCCATCGTGTTCTGCAGCTCGACGCGATGGGTTCCCGTGATGTTCTTGAAATCCCATTCATACGCTTCCTTAAGCAAATACTTTTGTTCCTGGGATGCAAACACGCGCGACTCTTCCGCCGACAAAAAGCAATACGTGGACAAAAGGTGCACGTCTGCATTCCAATCGGTGCGCTTATCCACATACACATCCGACGTTACTATGTCGACGGCCGGAGGTGGCTGCAAGAAGCGGTAAAATTGGTATTCCTGTTCATTGAAATTGGGCTGAATGAAGGGCGCCTGCGCAACTTGCTCGGGCGTCGTTGCGGCATATGTTATATCGCGCGTGACAAACAGGTCGCGCACCGGGCGCATCACCACATCAATCTGTAGCTCGTTGTATTGCAGTGCGACCAGCGGGAATGCGGTGCGGCTGTTGTTGCAGAACCACGCGTTCAGCGGAATGTAGAGCTTGCGCCCGCGAATGGAAGGGTCTGGTCCCTCTTGGCTCGTGTTGTAATACACGTTGGGATACGTATTTTTGCGCCCGGAAAAGTTGGCAGGGTCGTTCAATTCGGGAATGTTTCCAGTCATGTTGTCATACAGGAAGCGCTTGGTGCCGTTCAAGTCGCGCTGCACGAGCGCAAGCAAGTACTTGCCCGTCATGCGCTGCAGAATTTGACCCCCCACGGAAAACACCACTTCTTTTATCATTTGCGTGCCCAGATTTTCAATCCAACGGAACTCGTATGGGTGCCACACATCGTTGCACGTGAGTGGTGGATAAATGGGACTCCAAATGGTGGGCAACGTCACCACGAGGTAGGTGTCCATGAGCAGCTCTGCATAGCGGGGCACGGTGAATGTGAAACGCGACTCCTCGCTCATGCGCAGGTTTCGAAGTCCATTGAAATCAATTCTAAACTTCTGCATGCCGAAGTTGGTGTATTTGGCATACGTGGTCTTGAAAAACGACTTTTTGGGATTGGAATTTAGAATGACATTTTGATTGCCATAAGACACAATGTTTAGTAAACCGCCCGTCATATTGTTATATTAATGTTGTTATTTTTATTATTTTATTGCGACAATGTAATTGGAACATATAAGTTATATTTAAATCGTTGCATTATCATTGCATTAATAGTCGCATCATATAGTATCATTGCAAAACAAGAATGGCAACCGCACCCCCCGTAGAAACACCAGCAGCATCGGCGCCATCCGTAACCGCGCCATCCGTAACCGCGCCATCTAAACTTGCAAACGCGGCATTGGCAGCATCCGCCGTTGCGACCTCACTGGTTTCTCAGATGAAATCAGCCGACCCAGTGCAAGTTGGTCTTTTCGTCTTGTTGGCGCTTGCATTGGCAGTTGTCATCTGGTACATTATATACAAGGTGAACCAAAAACAAAATGAGATTGCATCAACGTTTGTCATTGCAAACAACGAGATTAAAGCATTCGGTTCCAGTGCCGTCGCAAACAATCCGAACGTGGATGTCTCGACGCTGCCATTGCGGAATTTTTACATCAAGACCGCATTGAATTGCTGTTGTTTAGGAGAGTGGAAAAACAACTACGTGGATGTTGTTGCACTCCAAAGTGCCATTGCGGATGGATATCGCTGCCTGGATTTTGAAATTTACAGCGAAGACGACAAACCGGTTGTGGCGGCCTCCACAAAGGGCAGTTACTACTACAAGGAAACATACAATTCGATTCCATTTTCGGACGCGATGGCTGCCGTTTCGCAAATTGCATTCACCGTCACAAAAGCAACGAACAGCACCGACCCGTTGTTCATTCACCTGCGAATCAAAAGCAACAACGCGAACATTTTGCCGGAAATTGTTTCCGCAATCAACGCGCAGTTTGGGAATAAGTTGTTGGGTCCGGACTATAATTACGTGTACAATGGAACCAATTTAGGGCAAGTGCCAATGTCTGCCCTTGTCGGAAAAGTCATCATCATGGCTGACATATCCAACCCGCTGTGCGTGGACAAAGACTTGCCATTGTTCCAACTCATAAATTTTGGTTCAAATTCGCCGTTTTTGCACCAGCTGCAATACGAAATGGGAGTGAAAAATACGCCGGACATGGATGAATTGATTGACCACAACAAAAAGAACATGAGCATCGTGTTTCCCGACGCTCCATTCCAAGAAAACGTGAATTTCAATGTGTCAAAAGTGTTTGGGTGCCAATTCATTGGCATGATGCCACAAGTGAAGGACATCAACCTGGAAATATGCAACAAAGCATTCGAAGACGCGGGCAGTGCATTCATATTGAAACCGCCCGAGTTGTGTTATCAGCCGGTGGTCATTGAAACGCCGCCTCCGCAGAATCCGGCGCTGTCTTTCGCCGGTCGAAACTATCAGACCGATTATGCATCATGGAGTGTTTGAACGTTCGTTTGTTCTTGTGATGCTTGTTGCGATTCTGGGTGTGATGCTTGTTGCTGCCGCTGCTGCTGCAATTGGCACTGTTCAATGTACTCTTGATACTTTCGCCGTTGTTCGTTCAATTCTTTTTGCCTGTTGTACTGGCGAGCACCTTCATCCATGAATTTGCGAATCTCTCCATATTTCATTTTATTTTTAGAATTACAAGACTGCGAGGTGGGGGCTTTGCTTTCCCCCAGATACTCCTGAATCACTTTCATTGGGTCCTTTAGTGCATCCAGTTTTTCATTCGCAACATCCTCGGTGTAATCGGTTTGGCGGAGAATGAATGCAATGGCCTGAACACGGTATTCTTGTTTGATTGCAGCGTGCAGCTCTTCGCCCTTAAGATGCTGCAAATGAGGCGGCAAATGAACTGGCATTGGATTCATGGCAATGATTTTATATGCATTGAATGATTCAATTGTTTTTAATTACTTTCACAATTGAAAACAATAATATAATGATGCAATCAATGACAATGCAATCAATGACAATGAAATCAATCACAATGCAATGGCAACAAACAATATGTATTTAAAACTGTATTAAACAAATGGCTGTGGATGAATGTATCTTGTGTCCAAATTTTTTCCTTAGATTCGGAAATTATGACGTCATCTCCTGGGACCGCCGCCGCCGATTCGATTGTTTCACTTGTCATGGACGAACTTCGTCAATCATTGGAACCAAAGATATTGAGTGCATTGGCCGATTATGGTTTATACAAAGAAACGCATGAAGCCGTCATGAAAATCCCATTTGTAAAACGTTTGATGGAGAATCAATGCGGGTGCCATGCATCCTTGCCAAAACAACAAGAACCGATTCAGCTGGAGATAATAGACACGGCTATCCAATGCGGTTTGAAAAATTTAGACTCAATCAATGAATACATGAAGACAACGACGCTTGACGCCGATGATGCAAATATTGCCTCAAATGCGAGCGATTTTGAATGTGAAAATGAACCAGACGAGGAAGAAGAAGAATCAGCGGCTGAGGAAGAAGAAGAAGAAGAAGATGAACTAGAAGAAGCAGCTGAAGAAGAGGAAGAGGCTGATGTGGAAGAAGCCGAGGTGGAAGA